GCTTTAATGGCCTTATAGCTGATAAGGTAGAAAAGGAAATCTTGTGGCTTTAGGTGGAAAAAGAGAAGGCTCTGGACGCAAGAAGGGCACTTTAAATAAGCCTACTCAAGATCTATTTGATATATGTTCTAAACACAATGTTAACGTATTTGAGGCCATGATTATGTTAACAGCTAATGAGCAAGATCCAACCAAAAAGTTTGAGCGACTAGCAAAGGTTGCACCTTATTTATATCCACAACGAAAAGCCGTAGAAATGAATGCTACTGTCACCAACAATGAAGAACATCAAAAAGAAATTGATCGTTATGCGGAAATGCTAGCAAAGGCTAAAGGCTAATGCGTAAACCTATTTTCTGTAATAAGTGTAAACAATTAAAGCCTCAAGGTAGAGACATTGTAGGTCTTGGTTGGCTAGTTTGTGAATGTGATACTCCAAAGCTTCCAAAAGGCGCAAAGCTTGCTGAAGCTAAAGCAACTCAAGACTTAGCGAAGCTTGCGTTGGACGCAATCAAATCTAAAGATCCTTTTGTATTCAAAGAATGATTAAAGATCTTAAAAACCATGACTTTGACTTTCAGAAACATGCTTATAAAAAAGCACTAGCTTTAACCTTTAAACAAGACTTATTTGCTCTAGCCCATGTTGGTCTAGGTTATGAGGCTATGACTAAGCATACGCATAAGCCTATCACTGACATGCTAATGAGCCCAACGAAGAAGAAGCTTTTAGTTATTCCAAGAGGCTGCTTTAAGTCTTCAATCGCTTCAATATCCTTTCCAATATGGCTATTGATCAATGATCCAAATAGACGAATATTAATAGACTCAGAGCTTTACACTAATTCATGCAGGTTCTTGCGTGAGATTAAAGGTCACTTAACATCAAAGATTATGATTGATTTATTCGGTGAATTTGTAGGACCAACATGGACTGAATCAGAGCTTATCATTAAGCAACGAACTAAGGTCTATAAGGAAGCTTCGATCACTTGTTCAGGCATTGGTGCGCAGAAGACATCACAGCATTATGATTATATCATTGCCGATGACTTAAGTTCGATGGACAATGCCATGAGTGACGATCAGCGGGACAAGGTTATTAACCATTATAAGCTCTATATTAGCTTGCTTGAACCAGGTGGGACTATCGTTGTGATAGGTACAAGGTTCAGCCACGGCGATATTGTTCAGCATATTATTGATAATGAGATCGATCCTGAACAACGAAAGGGATTAATTGTCTGATTTAAGACCTAAAGGAGATATAAATGAGAAAGAAAAACAATGACAACAATCTCGCAAGCATTGGCGTTCCTTTGGAGATTACTGTTACTAATCCAAAGACTAAATCAAAGCATAAATGTCCTTGCTTAATGCCAATGGATTGCATCGGAATGGACTATGCTACATTTACAAAGAGTTATGGACCGCATATTGTTAATGCAGTTCATGATTTATTGCAGCACAAAAGCTTTACCAAAGGTCTAGATAGCAAAGAATCAAGCTTGATTTTAAGTCCTTAATATGTAGCAATAGTTACTTCATGGAGGAAGTCGTATGCATATAAATTTTCCTATGTCTCAAGGTCTTGGAGTTACAACATTCCAAACAGCTAATGGCACATCATTCACTTACATTGCTAATATTAGAAATCAGATAGGTGTTGCGATATTTGCTGGAACTTCAGGCATTGAGATTGCTGGAATGGGTGTGAGTTATGGACCTTCGTCTATCACATTAATCAATGGTGTTACAACAACACTTACCTTTATGAATTCGAATGGGTCTAGTCTTTTGCTTGCGCCTAATGGCTCTGGCTTGCCAGTGTTTAACACTATCCTTGAGCCTTTGAGCTTCTTTACAGGTGCTCCGATTTGGTTGAGCCAGCGAGCTAATAGCTTGACCGTAACAGTGGCTTATTTCACATCGGATGCCTTTGGCAATCAATGAGTGATAGTGATTGGGATGTGCTTTATAAGTCTTGTTATAATGATGATGGCTCTCTTTTATTCCCAGAGCGATTAAGTGAAGAATTTCTACAATCAGCTAAGCGTCACATGGGAAGTCAGTTCTTTTCTAATCAATACTTAAACAAAGTCATTGACGAATCAGCTAAACCGTTTAAAAAGCAATGGTTAAGATACTATGAGGAAATACCTGAAAATGTATACCGATTCATATTTATTGATCCAGCAATCTCTCAGTCTGATGCTGCTGATTTTACTGCTGTCGCTGTTGTTGCTGTAGATGAGCAAAAGCAGTGGTATTTAGAACATAGTTCAAAGCATAAGATAACCCCGACTAAGATCATGAATTTATTATTTCAATTGTGTGAACGCTTTAACCCTATGAAGATAGGCATTGAAGATGTAGCCTTTCAAAAAGTGCTAGTTTACATGGCATTTGAAGAAATGGAACGTCGTAACATTTGGTTGCCGCTAGAGGGGATTAAGCCACCTAATGACAAAAGCAAGCAAATGAAGATTTTAGGCTTGATTCCCCGATTTGAATGGGGAAGGATTTTAATTAATAGAGGACTTTATGACTTTGAAAATGAGTACCTTGACTATGCAGGAGAAAGATCAAAGCATGATGACTTGTTAGATGCGTTGTCGAGCATTGAAGCTCTGATAACATACCCTACAAATAACACGGAGGAAATTAAAGATGTCCCACCAAACCACCCCGACTACGAAAGACAATACAGGCTCAAGCTCCAAAGAGGACAAAAGTCCTAAAGTTAAACCTTTTGATAAGGATATTATAGCGTCAACTCGCGATGAGTATGAAAAAGCTGTATCTTATTCACGTCGTGAGAAAGTTCCATATCCTGTCTTTGTTACTGAAGATATATTTGACGTTATTACAGACGGTGATAACAAAGTGCCATTGTTTCATAAAGGTGATGGCACTCCTGCTGGTAAAGCTGTCGCAGTTATTCCTTTTGATCGTAAAGACGAAGGTCTTTCCATGCTTTCAGGTGGAAAAAAGATCTTATAATGGAATTAATTGTAATTTCTGGTCTTGTATTTTTATTGATCTTAAGTAACGCTTTATGGACATGGAATACTCACAAGCTTCTAAATAAATTGATGTCTCGTGATTTTTTTGTGTATCAGCAAGCTAAACAGATACCAAAAGCTGCTGATGCTGAACTAGCAGAGGCGCTTAAAAATGTTAAGATACCAGTCCAAAACGGTCCAAATGAATTGGATTCACTGGACGAATTGATTAACAGAACGTTTTAAATTATAACCAAACAGCCTTAGCAACCTAGGTTCTAGGGCTCCACTAATAGCGGAGACTCAAGGGATGAGTTTATTCGATCGTGGGCAAGGAAAGCCTACAGGTGATGACGGCGAAGGCCCTTCAGGTGTTATGCCTGTCGACGATGCTAGTGATCAACCTGATGCTGATAAGAAACTAGCTTCATTTATTAAAGACAAAGTTGAAGAGTCAAGGCGATCTTCTAGTCGTATATCCAACGAAGGCGTTTGGATGACGAATATTGCATATTTATTGGGGTTTTATGGAGTCTATTTCGATACTACATTACGACAATACCAGCCAGCACAGAATAACAATACAAGCTACATGTCGAGAAACAAGCTCCAAGTTAATAAGATTTTACCGACTGTGCAAAATCGCTTGGCTCGTCTTTGCAAAAATCCGCCAAAGTATGAAGTAAGACCTAACTCGAATGACACTCACGATAAAGAAGCTGCAACCCTATCTTTACAAGTTCTTAACTATATCATGGATAAAGAGAAGGCGACCGCTAAGCGCCAAGAGCTCTATATGTGGATGCAAGAAATAGGGCATAGCTACATCAAGGTTTGCTGGGATGAACAAGCTGGTGAGCCTATGGTTGATCCTGAGACCGATGAGCAGGATGGTTATGAGGGCGATGTAAGATTAGAAGTAGTACCAGGTTTAGAGGTTTTTCCAGATCCTATAGCAAAGAATCTTGATGAAGCGCAGTGGGTAGCTCAAGCAAAGCTTAGAAAACTTGATTACTTTAAAACGCATTATCCTGAACGCGGTGATTTGGTAAAAGAAGAAGGAACTTGGCTGCTCAGTACGCAGTACGAAACCCGCATTAATTCCCTTAACGTTAGGGGGCAAGGTCAAACAGGTGCTCAGACTTTCGCCAAGAATACTGCTATCGAGCTTATCTATTATGAGCGCAGAACCAAGAAATATCCCAATGGCAGAATGATTGTCTCCGCTAATGGCGTCCTTCTTATGGATAAGGAATTGCCTTGTGGCGAGATTCCCCTTGTTAAGTTCGATGACGTCCTCATTGGTGGCAAGTATTACTCTGAAAGTCTCATCACTCATCTTCGTCCCCTCCAAGATCAATTCAATTGGTTATATTCAAAACGTACTTCATGGGTCAATAAATTACTAGCTGGAAAATATTTAGCTCCAAAAGGTCATGGAATTATTCAAGAAGCTTTCGATGACACATCTGGTGAAATTATTGAATATAACCCAGGTCCTCAAGGTCAAAAGCCAGAGGCCATACAAACTCCAATGATACCTCAATATGCTTATCAAGAAGAAGATCGTCTGCAATCTTCGATGTTTGATATTTCAGGCATTAACGAAGTTTCAAGGGGTCAAGTTCCAACTGCTGGTATTCCAGCCATAGGAATGCAATTCTTAATGGAGCAAGATGATACTAGAATTGGTATCGTAACAGAGAATAATGAAAATGGTTGGGCAGCAGTTGGCTCCCTTGTGCTTAAATATGTGGAAAAGTATTATGCATTAGAGCGAACTATTAAAATCGCAGGTCCAAGGCTTGAATATACAGTTAAATCATTTCAAGGAAAAGACATCCGTAAACATACGGATGTTATGGTCATTCGTGGCTCTACATTGCCAGGAAGTAAAGTGCTTAAACGTCAAGAAATTCTTAACCTTCGTTCACAAGGTTTATTCGGTAATCCAAACGACCCTCAAGTTATTCAAAAAGTAATGGATATGCTTGAGTATGGTGATTCTTACCTAGCTTGGGAAGAACAAGGCATAGACATGGCTCAAATAGAGAATGATTTAGAGCTTATTGAACAGGAAACTATTCCTGATTTGAATGAGTTTGATAATCATGAGCTACATATTAAGCGTAAAAATCTCTATAGAAAATCAGATAAGGTTAAGAAACTAAGCGACACTGCAATGAAGATATTAATATTCGATATAGAGAGACGCATTCAGCTTCTAACTCTATCTAGAAACCCTCAATTAATAGCTCAAGCGCAACAAGTTGCCGTAGCACAACAACAAATAAACGCAGGAAAAGCACAATTCATGGCAAATGCTGGAAATCTAACTTCTGGGAACCCACCAGGAATGCCAAGCGGTCCACCACAAGGTGTTGCTCCACTTGGGCCACCTCAGCCACCAGTGCCACCACCACAAACTTAAAGGAGATTTATGAAAGAACATATGATGGAAGCTATTAAACGTAAGAAATTTCAAAAACAATATGAGTCTGATTCTGAAGGCGAACATTCAGAGGGTCAGTCTGCAAAAGAAGGTGATCAAGAACTTGCTCCTGAAGGTGGCATGAGTCCTCATTCAGAACAAGGAAGTCATTCTAGAGATGCTCTGCTTGGTCATCCACCTGAACATCCAGCTTTAAAGGCAACACGTCCTGCTGATTTACAAGGTGAAACACAATTAGGAAAAGAAATAGGATTTGATCATGAATCACACGGCTCTCCGGCTAATTCAAAGAATTTATTCATTGATACTAAAAAAGATCCACACGATCCAGTCGATCTTAATAGACATCGCAATATGGCTGGTGACGGTTCGAATCCTAAATATGATAATATGGGTGTTGATGAGCATGTAGATGTCCGTAAACAAGCCTCTAAACTCACTGGTAAGAATGCAATAGCTGGTGAAGCACAAAAACGTCATGAACGTGGTTTTGTTAATTCAAAAATGGACATCGCTAGTAAAGAATCAAGTGCTGGGTCTAACTTCGGTCGTGACGCTGGAACTGATTCAGAAGATGCAGTTAAACACAATTCACTTCAAGCGGGCTTTGGAGCACCACAATCAAAAGTAAATCGCTCAGGCAGCGCCAAACAAGGTTGGGACATGGATGAAGAAGGCGCTAATGGCCGTGACAGTTTCTACAAAGCTGGTGGCGAAACAGATCATGATGGTGATGAAGAAGGTCATAGCATAAAATCTCGTATGACTGGTTTTAAAAGCGCAAGAGCGAAGCTTGATGGATTCTTATCTAAAATGAAAAAAAGCTAATATCTAATAAAGGAGTAACCCCATGGAACAAGAATTAAATAACAACATTAACGAAACACAACCGTCCAATGAACCAGCTAGTGGTAGCGATCAAGCTGGCGCTAGTGGTTCAGATAACGGAAGTTTTGCTCCAGACTCGGGAGGTTCTAGTCCGTATGATTTATCGAAGGCTGAAAAAGTTCTTTTTGATGGTAAAGAAATGTCTACTGAAGAACTTAGGAAAGGCTACTATCGCCAACAAGATTATACCAAAAAAACCCAAAGTATTGCCGAACAAAAGCGTCAATTTGAAGAAGAAAGACGCAGTTATCAAATTGAGCAAGAAAAAGCGCAAAGTTTCGAAGAGAATTTAGATATTGATATTGATAATGTTTTAAAAAATCCGTCACTAGAAGCTAAATTCAAAGAAATCTATCCTGTGAAATATCACAAGTTCTTAGATCAAGCTTTGAAATTTACTTTTGGCGACAAAACGTCACCTGATTATGAAGTTCGTACCTTGAAGGAGCAATTCAAAGCTATTCAAGACAACATTCAAACGCAAAATATGGAGCGTGCAAAGCAAGCATTTGAAAAGCAAGTTTCTCAAGATTCAGAAATCTTAGAATCTGCTATTTCAAGACTCTCTAGCAAGTATCCAAAGGCATTTGAGGACGTTGTTTTGGCTAGAGCTGAATACCTCGCTGCTTCGATAAAAAAGGATGCTAATTTCAACGCAAATTTCACTCAAATGTTAGAAAAACTCTACAAAGAGAATCATACAGAGATCGATAATTTGCTGAAGCGAGAATATAAACAAAAAGTTGAATCACAAAAACAAGCAAACACTCGTGCAAGAGATGTTGGCAAAGGCGGCGGAACACCTGCGGCTGGTCCAACTAAACTTAAGCTAAAAGATGTGAAGAATCATATCTTGGGCGGCATGAGCTAACAAGGAGCTATAAATGGCTAATCAGTTTCAAAACTTAACCTCCGGCTTGGCGGAGCTAAAAAATTTCTACCAAGGACCGATCGTCGATCAGTTTTCTGAAGACGTTCCAGTCTATCGTGGAGCAGAGAAAATCAAGCAAGGATGGTCTGGATTACAAGTAATTAGACCATTACGCGTTGTTAAAAACATGGGTATCGGTGCAGTGGCAGATAATGGAACCTTACCTTCAATCGGTCGTCAAACTACCGTACAAGCTATCATTGCAGCGAAGTTTAACTATCTTCGTTTCGGTGTTACTGGTCCTATGATCAAATCTAGTCAATCTGATACAGGATCATTCGTTCGCACAGCGGCTTATGAACTTGAAATGGGATACAAAGATTTGATGAATGATTGCAATCGACAATTCGGTTGGTCTGGATCTGGAATCTTAGCAACAGTTTCTTCTGCTGCTTCTGGTTCTACATCATTAACAATCGCAGGTCGAGAATCAGTCGAGCCAGCACTTAAATTCGTAGACGTTGGTTTGGTGTTTGATATTACAGATGGTACAACCATCTATGCTTCAGGAGTAGTTGTTAACTCAATTTCTTCTGGAACTCCAACATCATCAACAGCGACACTTGTATTAAATCAAGCTGTTACTGCAACGACTGCTTATTATTTGATTCGTTCTGGATCACTTAATAATGAAATTCAAGGTTTATTAACTGCTCTTGATGGCAATACTACAACTATTTACAACGTAAATCGTGCTAGTTATTTGTCATATCAAGGTAACGTTAATAACTTAAGTGCTGCACAATTAACATTGAATCAAATTCAGTTTGCATACAATGAAGGTATGAGACGTGGTGGAGCGAAATACTCTGCGATTTACTCAGATTTTCCTAGTTTGCAATACTATCAAAAACTACTCACACCAGATAAACGCTATGTAAATACTGTTAAAGGTGATGGTGGATTCGCTAATAAAGACAAATTCTATTTGGATTTTAATGGCATTCCATGGGTAGCAGATAAAGATAGTCCTCAACGTATTTTCATTTTGCCAGAAGACGCATTTAAAAACTACGTCTTAGCAGAAATGGAATTCGCTGATGAAACAGGTTCTATGTACATCGCGCAAACTTCTACAGATGCATTTGAAGTGCGTGTGCGTTTATTCACTAATCTATTCAATGAACAACCAGCAGCTTGCGCTGTTGTACAAAACTACACATCTCCATAAGGAATTGTATGTCTCATAGAGCAAGACGAATCACAAAAGCAATTTCAGATTATGATTATGACCTTTATGCAAAAGATGATCATGGAACAATTAGGATCTATCGAAAGTGTAAAGAACTTCATAAAGAGAAATTAACTTATGATTTAGATGTTCTTAACATCGTTAGGAATGATTATCTTGTTATGAGTCTTACAGACACTTGGGGAGTGCGTGGTAAAGCCGTTGATTGGGGTATTGAGCCGATTTTAGCAAGAATCAAAGCTCTAGATCTTTGGAACTCAGATAATTTGTCTTCTGAATTCTTTAAACAAGAAGAGAAGGACGAGTTAGCGAGGGGAAAAGCTTTCAGGAATAATGTTGAGAGTTTTCTTTATGATTTCAAAGCGGGTTTTGCGAAAGCTACTAACGACATTAATACTTCAAACATGTCTAAATTAAATAAAGGAGTTTAAAATGGCTATAGTTAATAGAGATAAAGACGCATCAGAACAACGTTACGTCTTTACATTTAATTCACAGGTTACTGTGGGTGTATCAGGCCTAATCCAACTAGGAATGGTACCTTGCGGGGCTCAAATTCTGCAAATCGCAATGGCAGCACTTGGTATTTCAGGATCACCAATAGTTGGATTACAAATTCAACGATTCGTTGTTGGGTCTGGACTTACAACTTTTGCTTTGAACGGTTCTAGTCTTTTGACTATGCAAGCGTTTTCTACATCTGGTTTGCAATTGCAAATATTACCAGCAAGTGGAAACTCGTTAGCATTGTTACAAAAAGGCGACCTTATGCAATTAGTAACCAGTGGTGCAAACACAGCAGCTCAATACGTCGCTGAGTGTGTTGTCCAAATTTTACAAGACGTTAAATCAGATTACGGGGTGTAACATGTTTGAACAAAACAAAGGTGTACAAAATAAAGATAAGGATGCCTCAGAGCAACGAAATGTTTACTCATTCAACTCTGTTGCTGCTGTTGGAACTGTTCTATCAATTCCACTAGGAGTTGTTGGATCATCTCAAACAATCATTTGTGGACAAATCGCTTCTACTGGTTTGTCAGGATCACCAACTGGTTCTCTACAAATCAGCAGATTTATTGTCGGTACTGGTTCAACTCTTATTACTCCAATGAGTGCCAGTATTTTGACGATAGTTACCTATGGAACAAGTGGCGCTCAGGCACTACCAGCATCAATTGGATCTTGTTATGGTCTATTGTCAGGTGATGAATTAATATGGCTAACTGCAACTGCTAATACGGCTGCTAGTTATTCTATTAATATTGTAACTCAACAATTACAGGCAGTAAGAACAGATTACGGGGTGTAATCATGGGTATTATAAACAGAGATAAAAATATTACAGAGCAAGTGGATAATTGGGATGTGCAAACAACAGTTGTTGGCGTATCTATTATTATTCCTCTGGTGAATGTTCCATACACTGGTAATATTCAAAAAGTTGTAATGTCTGCATTTGGTTTATCAGGCTCTCCACAAATTCAATTACAGATTCAACGATTTATTGTTGGAACTGGCAATACTATTATTACATTGAATGGATCAAGCCTTTTAACTGCGCAAGCATACTCAACTTCTGGTTTGCAAACGTTTGTGTTACCATCATTATCCAGCACTTTAATTCAACTGCAACCGAATGATCAGTTGCAAGCGGTTACAAGTGTTGCAAATACTGCTGCGACATATTCGTTTAATTCCATTATTATGTGTTTACAGGATTTCAAAACACAATATGGATTATTCGTGGGAATTTAATATAAAATAAAGCTGTCTAGGTGGGGTTCTTAGGCAGCTTATCGTCAGAGTGAATTAAAAACTCACTCTGGTGTTTTACGAACATTAGTGAGTTGGGGAAATATGCCTTATAAATCAAAAGCTCAAGAGCGATTCTTTCATACTGAGACTGCTGCAAATGAAGGCATTAAGCCTAATCAAGTAGCAGAATGGGATCAAGCAAGTAAGGGTAAAAGATTGCCTGAGCGCGCGGCGAAAACCAATGCGCATAAACATGCTCATAAGGCTATGGGCCAAGCTCATATAGAAGCAAAAAAGTTGACTCCAGATAAAGAACATCCAGAATATAAAAAGATTCCTCCAATGAAAGCAGCACATTTGCTTTATGAAAAGCATGTTGCGAGCAAGAAGGCTAAGGTATAATGGGTCAACCTAATTTCGGTGGTTTATTCTCTTCTGATCCAGCTTCATCTTCGTCAAAGACTGCTCCTACAGTTCAAGCATTCTTACAAACAAATTATTATACTTTTACAATCACATCTCATGCTTTTAGCTTAGCAGCTACTTACACAAATAATAGTTCTACATTTACGACTGTGTATGCATCAACAACTAGCGGAACTACGACACTTGTTGCTTATGTTTCAAGTGGAACAAATGCACCATCATCTTCTGGCACTTTAACTTACGCTTCTGGAAGTCCTACTGGAAACATCACTTTTTCCGCTGTCTCGTCTAGTGGAACTTATTTCACTCCAACCGTAACACCGCTTTACTTAAAAGTTATATTAGTCGGAGCTGGTGGTGGTGGTGGTGGATCACAAAGCTCGACTCCAGGTGGACAAGGTGGAAGTGGTGGAGCTTCTACATTTAATAGTGGTGCACTTTCTGCTGGTGGTGGAACTGGTGGAAAAGGAAATACAGAATCAGGTGGTTGCACTCCTGGTGCTGGTGGAACAAATTCTACTACTGGCACTATTTTAATTAGTGTTACTGGTGGTGGTGGTAATCCAAGCGATAACTCAAGTTCTATTGGTGGTGGACCTGGTGGAGGTAACGGTGGCAGTTCTGTATTGGGTGGTGCAGGTAGCGGTGGTAACACTGTTGTTGCTACTAATGGCGGTAATGGCGCTTTTAATACTGGTGGTGGTGGCGGTGGTGGTGGTGAATCATATGGTTCTTACTCTGGTGCATCTGGTGGCGGATCTGGTGGCTATTTAGAAGCTATTATTTCTTCACCTGCTGCAAGTTATACATTTGCCGTAGGAATCGGCGGGACTGCTGGAACTGGAACAACAACTGGTGGTGTTGGTGGTACAGGGGTCGTAATAGTTCAGGAGTTTTACCAATGAATACTAAAACATATTTGCTTAAATGGGGATCCGGTGATCCTCGTCCTAACACAGGAATGACACCAACATTCTTACAATTCTTTGATAGTACCGGACAAACTTATGCTCCACCTTCAATAGCTGAAGTGAAATATGGTGGCTCTACTGCAACAGGTGTTTATGGCTTTAGCTACGCTATAGGAATATCAACTCTAAATCCAATTTACTTTCTAGCTTATTCAGTCACTACAGTTTCAAGTGGACTAACATCTGATCAATATATTACTGGTGTGCTTGATCCAGTGTTAGCCATTGATCAAGCAATAGGTATAACAACAATTAATTTAGGCTCAACAGTTCTAGGTATTGGCATAACTCTTCTAGCAATCGGAACAACATTACCTAGTATTATGGCATTTAATTCATCATTCATTGGGTCAACTGCATCTAGCTTTGGAACTACTGGTGTAGATCCAACAACTGTATTTGGATATTTGAAACGTCTTCAAGAATTGCTTGAAGGTGATCAAGTATTCAGTGCAGCAGGTGGAACATTCCTAATGTATAATCGAGGAGCACTTGGAACAACGACGCTACTTCGATCTAAACTAATTTCAAATTCTGGATCTTCTGTGACGAAATCCGGAGATTAATCATTAACCCCCATAAGAAAGGAATCTTATGAAAAGACCTACAATAGCACTATGCTGTATAGCTAAAAATGAAGCAGGAAATATCGAAAAACTTACAAAGTCTGTAGAAGGATGCTTTGATAAGCTTTATCTAACTGATACTGGATCAACCGACAACACGGTTGAAATAGCCAAGAAGCTTGGTTGGGAAGTAAGCCATTTTGAATGGGTACATGACTTCTCAAAAGCAAGGAATTTCAATTTCTCTCAAAGCAAAGAAGATTATGTCATGTGGCTTGATCTTGATGATTTATTAACAGGACGAGATGGTTTCATTAAATGGCGTGATAATTCCATGCAATTTGCTGATTATTGGCTCGCTACTTATGACTATGCTCATGATCATGAAGGTAAACCCGCTGTAAGCTTCGCTAGAGAGCGAGTTGTTAAGAATAGGCACTCACCTACCTCATGGAAGCATTTTCTTCATGAGGGCATTCCTGGTAAGCCTGGTGAGACTATGAACATGGTACCAACAACTGTTTGGAAGGTATCTCATCAACGAACAGCCGAAGATTTGGCTAATGATAAGGGTAGAAATCTTAAAATATTTGAAAACTACATGAAGGACAATAAACTTGATGCAAGAATGAAGTTCTATTATGGAAAAGAACTCTTCGAGATTCAACGTCCTGATGAGGCAATTCATCCATTATTAGACGCTGCAAGTGATCCTGTAAGTGAGCCTCATGACAGATTGCTTGCGATTCAATATGCTGCTTTTGCGTGTATGTCAGCAGCAGCAATGCTTAATCCACAGAATATTACAGCTAAAGAAAAAGCAGATAAATTATATTATGATGCTATCAAAATAGCAGGGCAAGGTTTGCAATTAGACTCTCACCGAGCTGAATATTGGACAGTCATTGGTGACTCATACGTTAAACTCAGTAAACTTAAAGAAGCTATACCATATTATAGCGCAGCGATGAAGTGTGAACCTGTAGGATTGTCAGGCCAAGCTTATTCATCTCCTATATTTAGCTTTTTAGATACAAGCACTAAATATCCAAGAAACCAACTTATTCGTTGTTACTTCCATTTAGGAAATCTTTCTAAAGCAAAGGAATTAGCTGAGGAAACTCAAAGTCTTTATCCAAATGAAGAAACAAAAATAATCTTAGAAGAGATCAAAAAACAAGACGCTATTTCTAATGGTTATAAAACTGCAAAAGAGTGTGATGACATAGTTTTTACTTGTCCAATGCAAGGCATGTATGAGTGGGACGAGGAAATTTATAAAACAAAAGGAATGGGTGGCAGTGAAACAGCGTGTATTGAAATGGCGAAAAACCTCAAAGAAAAAACCGGAAAACGTGTTATTGTTTTTAATGGTCGTGCTGCATCTCTTGTGGCTTCTTCAGGTGTTGAGTACAGACCAAGTGCTGAAATAGCTGATTATATGTCAAAACATAAACCAAGCATTCACATTGCTTGGAGACATAATATTAAATGCACTGATGCTAGAACATATTTATGGTGTCATGATCTTTACACACCTTCGGTTGAATCAGTTCAAAACTTTGATAAGCAAATCTGCTTAAGCCAATTCCATAAACGATACGTTTCTTCTATTCAAGGACTTCCAGAGAATAAGATCTGGGTTTCTAGAAATGGTATTGTACCAGAGAGATTCAAAGATCGAAAAAATATTAAAAAGAATCCAATGAAGTTAGTTTATCCTTCAAGCCCTGATCGTGGCCTAGATAAATTGATTAAAATTTTAGATATTGTAAGATCTAAGCATCCAGTAGAGCTGCATGTGTTTTATGGATTTGAAAACTTATATAAATCAGGTCCAGCAATGACAGCATTAGCAGATTCTTTAAAATTAATGATTTCAGAAAGACCTTGGATAACATATCATGGAAACACCGAACAAAAAGAACTCACCAAACACATTTGCGAAGCATCTCTCTGGGTACATCCAGCAAACTTCATTGAGAGCTTTTGCATCACCGCGATCGAAACAATCTGCGCTGGAACATATCCTATTACTCGAACGCTGGGTGCGCTACAGGACACTCTCAGAGAAGCAAGCCAGAACAGCTACGCTTATTTATTTGAGACCAACGGGATTCATGTCACCGAGGATGAGTATGCAGTTTGGGCAAATAAGGTGTGTGAAGCACTAGAAACCAAAATCTGGGAAAAGATCGACGTAAGTCCAGAAAAGTATTCTTGGTCTTCTGTAGCAGATGAATGGATTGATGAAATGGGATTAAACTCTAAAGCAAAGCTTAGTGTTATAGGAGCATAATTGTTAATACCTGCATCGTTTGTCATTAATAGTTTTGGCTTAGAAGCTAGAGGCCTTTTCAAACCTATTAATGACATACAAGGCACTCAATTAGTCGTAGGTCCGTATGGATTAATGACGTATGGACTTGCGTTTAGAGTTGATGAACAATGGGCAATAGGGTTTTCAAGTGTGTCTACTGCATGGACTAACTCGTTTAGTTTACCATCAACATCATGGACACTGGCTTTTTCGTTACCAACAACTACATGGACCCCACAATCTTTCTAATGGAGGTTTAAATGGCAATGACATTTCAAAGTATGCAGACTGCTGTATCATATATAGTTGATGATTTAAATTTCAGTTATTTTACAACTGCTCAAGTTCAATTCTGGCTTAACAATGCTCAACGTGAAGTTCAAAAGAAATTACTTCAAACTGCTGGTAACTGGTACATGCTTCCAGTAAATACTTCTACAGTTCAAAATCAATCTGATTATGTTTTACCAAGCAATTTCTTAAAAGTTCATAGATGTGAGTTAGTGCTTAGTGGGACACCACCGAACGAAGTTAAAGGACCAATTCAATTTGTAACTCCAAATGAGATTGATCTTTTACCACCTGGTCCTGGCACTCCAAGTTGTGCTTACGTTAAACAAAACATCATGAGTATTTTTCCTGCACCAGATACATCAGGACAAACTCTAAGAATTTACTACTCGTATTTAGTAGCTGACATGGTTAATCCAACTGATAACCCTGATGTTCCATATCAATATGAAGAATTAATTCCATTATTAGCTTCAAGAGATGCTTTTATTAAAGATCAAAGAGATCCAGCGCCGCTTGATCAAAAGATAGCTTACTATGATGAGATGATGAAAAAAGATGCTGAACAAAGAGATATTTCTCAAGGCCGACGAATTGTAACAACTGAAGGTTCAAGTTGGTACACTGCTGCTTATTAGGGGTTTATGCCGTATCAAAGAATGAAAGAAGATACATTTAATATTTTTGGTGGAATAAACCAGAAGGCTTCTATTGCTGATGTATCACCATTAGAGTTTCTTGATATTTCAAACATGGATTTTGAGCGTCAAGGCGGTCTTCAACAACGACCTGGAACTACGTTTTATGCTGGAACAGCCAATTTAAACCAAACACTATTACTAACAGCTAATGGTTATACTGGTATTGGTGGAACACAGTCATATATGATTAGTGTCCCAACTGGTGCCACAATTTTTGGCTATACGATTGCTTCAATCACTGAATTTACTAATCTTCAAGGTGCATCTTTCATAACTTATGATCAGCCTGGTGGCTTTGCTTATGGCACATCATTGCCAGCAATTGGATCTTTTAGTTTGCAACAAATGTATTTCGTAACTGGTGCTTCACAAATTAATTATTTATTTGATCCTGCTGGTAGAACGATTGGCTCAAGTACAGGCTCATATCCTGTAAATCCATTATGGGATTTTAAAGTATTCGTAAATAGATTATTTATGTGTAATGGGGACCATTTCTATAAATGGGACGGTAACACATCATCTATTTTAGCAGCCTATCAAGGTGATACTTATTTTTCTGCATTTCTTGGTGCAACGGTTGCTGGTGGAGTAAGTGCGGCTGCTGGTGCTATATATTGGCTAAATGGTGGATCATTCTTTTTTGGAAACATAAATTCATTTGCAAGTAATGGTACAACATTCGCCATGAGTTCAAGTGGAATAGGCGTCATTCCTGCTGGTGCAACACTTTATTTATTTAGTGGTACAGGTTCACCACTAATTGGTTTTTCTGGTTTTATTAATGCTTGGAATTCAGTAGCTTTTTATCCAACGGTAGAAAATGTTTTTAATTATTGCCTTCCAAGTCCAGGCTTTTCAATTTATGCCTCTCCTGTATATGCGCTTTACACAACTCAACTTATTGCTTTAGGCGTAAGCTTTCCTGGTGCTATTGGAACGACTCAATTTTATAATTCTGCTACATATACATTTTCATTTGGATATATAAATGATCGTGGGTTTCATGGTCCAGTCACTCAACCACTAACAGTAAATATATCATTAACTCCTGGTTGGACAACTTATGCTGGAGGCTCATGCGGTCTTTATGTTCCATATATTTATATCTTTGGATTTTCAAATATCGTAAATGGGTTTAATGGGCCTGGTAATAGTTATTTAATTACAGGATTTTCTTGTTATGATGGTTATGGAATAGGATGCTCTGGAACTCAGAGTTATAATAGTGCTTCTATTATTTTACCAACTGGACAAACAGCTTTAGCAAAAGGTGTTATCTACAGAGATAACGGATCTGGAACTGGCAGATATTTCTCAGGTTATGCTTATCCTGAGAGTATTAATCTTCAATATCCTTATGCTTACCCTTTTGCTTTTACAGATAATGGACAAGCAACCAGTGGTGTTGCAGAGCCAACTTGTATATTTGCAACACTTGCTCCTCAATATTTAGAAATATTTAATAATCAAATGTTTATGTGTGGGTTTTCTCAGGCACCGAGTACAGTGCAATTCTCAGATATTGGTGAGCCAGAAAGTATTCAACCACAGAATAACTTTGATTTTAGAACTAATGATGGTGATTTCTTAACTGGAATGAAGGCAGCTTTTGGAAGCTTGTTCTTATTTAAGAATAAAAGCTTTGCTGTGCTAAATGGGACTGATCCAACAAACTTTGATTTAGTTCCAATCTCTGATCAATATGGAAGTATTTCTCATCGAGCGATAGCGACATATCAAAGCTATTTAATGTTTTTAGATAAAAAAGGAATTGTCCTTTATAATGGCGCTATTCCTATGATTGCATCTACAAAACTTGATCCAATATTTGCTAATATGAATCTAGCGGCAGCCGCGAAAACTGCTTGGATGATGCATGTTAAGCAAAAAAACCAAGTGTGGTGTGGAATTCCAGTAAATGGTTCAACTATGGTTAATCAAATTATTGTTTATGATTACATCACTAATGCTTGGACTCATCATGATGGATTAAATGCAGCTTGTGCAGCCATAGGTTTTGGCAATCAAGCATTGCCTACTCCATTTATCGGTGGATATTCAAATGCAATTTCATACTTTGGCGCAAGCTTGACCTCTGATGCTTTCACAGTCGGTGGAACTATTAGCATGTATGCTCAGACAAGATTTTTTGCAGACCTTGGTCAATCAGTAGAGAAAATGTGGCGAAGACTTTTCATGAATACTCTTTCAGCTCAAGGTGCCACTAACTTATGGCTTATTTCTTTGTATGCTAACTTTGCAAGTACGCCTTCGATTACATTCATTCAAGGTGGACAATCGTTTCAATCTAGATCTGACTTTGGTGTATCTGCTAAGACTTTATCGGTAAGATTTTCTTCTGGTACTAATTCAGATACATTACAATTATTAGGACTCACAATTGAGTCGCGTTTTCACAGATCAACATAGAGGATATATGAGTAAAGTAAATCAAATCAACATAACTAATCTTACTGATGTTACAACACTTGTTAGAATACTTTCACCATTTCTTTCTCAGGCTCAGACAGCTTTTCAGAATGGCATAAATTTTCAAGATAACTTTGTAGCCACAACTGTGGTTGTAGGGTTTCCAAGTATAGCTAATCAAAATATACAAGTAGCTCATGGTTTAGCGACGACTCCTATTGGATTTTTATCTATTTTACCTAGACAGGCTTGTAATGTTTATGCTGGAAGCTCTACAATATTTGGAGCGACGTTTGCTAACTTAAAGTGTAGTGTTGCAGGGGCAACATGCACAATTTTGTTCTTTTAAGGAGAATATATGGCTTCGCCACTAAGTTTTACTGCTTATGACAGTTCACAAACACCACAAGCAAATGCTGCTGCAATGATATCGAATCAGAATCAAAATTATTCTGATTTCCTTAATAATTTACCTCAGTATCAAAGCAGTCTTCAGAATCAAGCAATAGATCAGGGCAATCAGCAATACACTAATCAAAAACAAGCGATTGATCAGAACGCTAATTCTAGAGGACTTCTTTTTTCAGGTCTTAAACAAGGTGCTGAACAAAATGCTGCTACAAGCGCAGCTAATCAGACTCAAAGTAATATAGCTCAAGGAAATGCTAATTTATCTAACTATGCTCAAAACTATGGGAATCAAGTAGCTCAAAGTAATATCGCTAATTATCAAGGAAATGTTAATTCGGCTTTAAATCAATACCAGACTCAGCTTGGATCATATAATCAAGGTCAACAATTTAGCGGTCAGATGTTTGGTGGGATTCTAGGCACTGCTGGATTAGTTGCAGGTGGAATTGGAATGGGATCAGATGAGAATCTTAAAGATGATGTTAAAGATGATGATGGTGAAGCTCAAAAAATGATTGATAATCTTAAGGCTAAGTCATTTAGTTATAAAGATGATCCTGAGAAGAAAACTCAACTTGGGATATTAGCTCAAGATATGGAAAAGAGTCCTATGGGTAAAGCAGTGGTTATTGAGACTCCAAAAGGTAAAGGCTTAGATATTGGTAAGACTTTATCTGCAATGATGGCAGTACAATCAGTAATGAATAAACGCTTGAAAAAAGCTGGTGCATAATGGGAAGTATTTTTGATATAGGTAATGATCTAAACCAGATTGGTCAAGGTATCTCTAATACACCATTAAACGGGATTGTAAATAGTGTTGGAAATGTGTTTGATACACTTTCAGGCAAATCTTCACCACCTACTTACAACGCTCCAACGATGGACCCTACTTCTCAAGCTCAGATTGCTGGCCAAGAAAACAATTTAATGAAGACTCCTCAACAACAAACTGCTGGGATCATGAATAACACAGGTGCCGCAGGAGCAGTACAGAATCAGACTCAAAATCAAGTTAATGAGCAGAATGAGCAAGGCGGTGGTGGCATTAACGGCATGACTCAAGCTATTGGCAATAAAGCACAGAAGAACTTTGCTACAAGCCAAGGCAGATTACAGCAGAATGCGAACCTCCAAGGCCAGCAAATGGCTAACACTCAACAAAACCAAGCTGCAATGCAAGCTATCGCGCTTAGCAACGCTCAGGCTGGTGTTACGAATGCCACTAACCAATTACAGCTTCAATACAATCAAGCTCAATATAACACCATTTCAAGCATTATGGCTGGTGCTGGAACAGGTGCAGGTTATTACTTTGGTAAAAAATCAGTTCCAGGCGCTTTGAATCCTGATCTAAATGCTCAAGCAGATTCTATTGAAAATCAATTTACAAATCCTGCTGGTGAGAGTTCTACTGGATATTTAGGAAGCGATGTTTCAACCGTTTCACCAGGATTGTTGGGCTCTGATAATTATAACTGGTAAGGAGTTTTTATGGCAGATAATGGAGCAACATCAGGTGGTATAGGTGCAGGGCTATTAGCCTTTACTAATACCTACATGAAGGCTAAACAACAAGAACAAGACAATGCTATCAATCAGAAATACGCTGATATGGCATCGCAAAGAGAGCAAAGAGAGGGTCTTGCTCAAGGCATGACTCTTGGTCCAGATGGGCAATATCAATTAACTCCTGAACAAGACGCTTTAAGAAAAGCCAAAGCTCAAGCTGAAGCTGGTGCTTATGGCGAAGAATATGAATCACAACAACCTGGCTCTGACACATCTAACGAGATGTTTAAATTCACAAAAGCTAGAATGAATCAAGTACAGCCTGGTTATGAAGTTCCAGAAGGTAAATCAGCAGACTTTTATAAATCTGAATACGGTCAATTTATTCCTGAACAAGAATCTTTTTCAAATCAACAAAAAGTAGCTAAAACAAAAGCAGATGAATTTTTACAAGGTCTTAACCTTAAAGGTACTGTTCAAAAAGAAATTCAAAATAATAAAGGTGAAATTCAAAAAACTCTTCAAGATATGAAAGATCAGAGCAATGCTGATAAATATCAAACTTTAAAAGATCAGAAAGAAAAGGAATTAGCCGCACAAAAAGAAAAATATGAAGCTCAGTTTGCACAACAATCTAAAGAGAAGGAAAAAGATAGACAAAATGCTCTTGATAAACAAGCTTTGGCAAATCAAGGAAAGAAAAAAGGCCCTGGTACTCCACCTGCTCAAGTTCAAATGGACAAATTTTTTGCTAAAGATTGGAACGCTTACACAAATGGCGGAAGTGAGGATGTAGAAGAAGGAATAGATAAGATGAAAAAAGCTGAAGACTTTTTATCTAAAAATCCTAATGCTACAGGTCCAGGAATGAAATATGTTCCAGATGTTACGAGAGGAATGCTTGGCACTGTAGCGCCATCAACAGGTGGTCAAGAAGCACTAAAAGTAAAAAAAGATATGCTTGATGGTTCTCTTGCAGCTATTAAAGGGCTTGGGCGTATTAATCAAAAAGAATTTGAATTTGCTTTAAACCAAGCATGGGATGACAATGCTCCGGCTCAACAAAATATGGAGCGTATTCAGCAATTAAGAAAAAAAATAGAAGCTAAACAACAAGACATGGAAACTAAAGGAAGCTATTTTGAAAGTCATAATTCAAGTCTTAACGGATTATCTAGTGCTAATCCTAGCAGACAAAAAGGCTTAGTCCAAGCGCCTCAAGAACAACCTAAAACTATTAGAATGCAAGATCCTCATGGAAAAATAAGATTAGTCCCAATTAATCAAAAAGATGCAGCAATTAAAGCAGGTGGGAGAGTGGTGCAATAATGGCTGATGCTGCTTTTAACTGGGACGATCATCCTATAGAAAAATCAGATTCTTCAGGATCTTTTAACTGGGACGATCATCCAATTGATCAATCATATAAAGACAGTCTTGGTTATAAAGCTCTTGGATATTTACCTGCTGCTGGAATGGCCGCTGGTGGTCTTGCTGGCGCAGCCGGTTCAATGGGGTTAGCTAGTATCCCACTTGCTGGAATTGGTGGGGTTGGTGGAAAAGCAGTAGAGCAAGTATTAAAACAAAAAATCTATGGTGAAGACCCTGGATCTTATGAAAAAGTTTATAAAGATCAAGCTGGTTCAGGAATAAACTCAATGGAAGCTGAAATGGGTGGGCAAATGCTTCCTGCTATTGCAAACGATCCGAATGTTTTAGGTGGAATTAAAAATTATGGAACAAAAATAATTGAAGGTTCCACAGGAGTTCCGATTGAACTTATAAAAGCATATAAAAATGATCGTGATGCTTTAGTTAATATGAAGAATCAATCAGGTGGAAATCCAGCAATAGCATCAGAGCAAATTAAGAATAAATGGGGAAATATAATTCAAGATACAAAAGATGTTGCAAACAATGAAATATCTCAAGGTTTAAAAGAAAGCAATAAATCAATTAAGGTTGATGATGTAGTTAAAAACTTAAATAATATTAGAGATCAGTTAAAACCTGATATTCACTCTCAAGATATTGCACAAATTGATCATATTGTTAATACTATTAAAAATAGAACTTATGGCGAGCCAGGTAATACATATCTTGCTAATGTAAGAGGAACTCCGGCTCAAGCACCAGGTAAACCAGGCGAGCCAGGTACATATCTTAGTAAACCAGGCGAGCCAGGTAATACATATCTTGCTAATGTAAGAGGGACTCCGGCTCAACTACCAAGATCAACAAGTGATAGAATGCCTATACAGGATGCAAATGAATTGAAACGTTGGTTACAATCTTTGATAGACACTCATTATGCTAAACCTGGTGAAATATTTAATCATGGTGGACCTGGAATAGAGGCAGCTAAAGATACTGCAAGAGAGCTTAGATTAAGGGTTGCTGATGCTGAACCAAGAGTTGCTAATGGTCTAAGTTCGCTTCAAAAACTTCATGAAATAGATAATGATATTAAAGGTAATTTACTTAATCCTGCTGCTTCAGAAAAATCATTAATAAATGTAGGAAATAATAAAGATCAAGCTGGAATAAGAGATTTAAGTAGGCTTGGAAATATTATTGGACATGATACAGTAGGAGACGCACAAAAACTTGCTGCTGCGAAAGAGTTTGGTTTTATGAATGGTCCAACTAATAAAGTGTCTACACAAGATCTTGTGCAAGCTGTTCCAAAAACAGCCATGAAACTAGGTACATTTACCGCTGGCAAATTAGGAAAATATATACCTAACGGTATTCCATCAAGTTTAGCTAGAGGATATTTATCACCTGATGCAAATAAATAATTAACAAATAGGAGTAAAAATGGGCTACAACAAATTTCCAGACAAGAATTCACTATATCAAGGTAAAACAATCAGTCCTGAAGAAGCTGATGAAGATACAACTCCGGCCACACCACCATGGAATAAAACTCAAGCTAAGATGCCTGAATGGGAAGATCTAACACCAGAGCAAAAAGCTGTGTACGGAAGTCCTATGAAGTATGCGCGTAAGCGAATGACTTATTTACAAACTGCAGTTGATGAGGATAACTCAGGTTCATAATGAATAAAAACCCTGGATTCGTTAAGATTAAATCGCCTCAAGCTTTAGAAGAAGACATTCAGCTTGATAATCCAATTGCTACGGCATTGAAACGCAGAAGAAAGATACTTGCTGCTGATCGAGGCCAAAACGCACCACCAGAGGATAGCTTTGGAAACCCTACAATAGATCCAGAACAGCAGGACCAAACATGAGAATAAAAGAAATGCGCATGAACATGAAAACTGATTTAACCCCAGTTGGTCATGTTGCTCAGACAAATCCAAATGTGAGACGAAGTTCGATGCAAGAAGCACTCAGCCAAAGACGAGTTGGGCGTATTGCAAAACCAAAGCTTTTAAACCAAAATACTTCACAAATGCCGATTATGCCTAATAGCGAAGATAGCGTTGGACGCAATGGCATATCAACTGAAGCGGAGGAATAGATGGATGATTTCTTTTATAAATCGCTTGTTATGAATGCTATGCACGGACTTTTGGCTGGTGATTGTACGAGTGACAGAAAATATATAGATGAGCCTGGAAAGAAAAAAGAGCAAAAGCTAGCTGATGATGCTTTTAAAATTGCTAATGAGTTTGCAAAAAGGTTTAATGAATTAGAGAGTAAGAAAACAGGATGATTTTTATGAGTAAGATTACTGAAAATACGTTGTTACCATTATCGCTTGTTAGTATATTAATAGGCGGTATTTTCTGGCTATCGACAATGTATTCAAAGGTCGAGGCTCATGAAGAGAATCTTAATAAGATTCAAAATCAGCAGACTGCTTTTATTGCTTCAGATAATAATTTCAAAGAAGAAGTTATTGACAGACTTGCGCGAATTGAGACTAAACTAGAATCTAAACCTAAAAAATAAGGAGATTTTTATGACTATTGCATTTCAAGGATCGAAAACACAAGCAATGTTAAAATCAATGGCATCTGCATGTATTCAAATTGCAGCAGCTCAAATTGTGCCTGTGGCAGAAGAGATTATTGGTTGGTTTTTACCTGCTAGTACACAAGCAGAGGCAGCTATTATTGAGGCAGCAATTAACCCAGCAGCAGAGACGGCTGTAGCAGCGGCAGCAGCAGGTATTGAGCCTTGAGCATTTGGCATTATTTAAGCGCACTTCTATTCTGGGAGTTTTGCTTAGGCTTTACTAAATACAAATCTACTGTAGGTTGGATTTTAGCAGGACTTATATTCTGTTTACTGTTTACTTTTGAGCTATGGCATAGAAGACATAAGCCATGAGCACAGATGTTGTCATTGGTGGAGATTCTATTTTTGCCAAGAACTTAGAGCAGGGCTTAATTGATGTAGGAGTAGCAGCGGCAGAGACTTCTTTAGCTGCATCACAACCTTGGACTAACCTTCCTATAGTTCATTGGCTAGTGGATAATGGCATTCAGTTTGGCATATCAGCGGTAGCACAAGAAGCTGATAACATTATTTACACTATTTATGTATCAGTTAAAGATTCAATTCAAGCGCAGCAATATATTCAAGCTCAAAGTTCTGGCAATCAATCAAACATAGATGCAGTAGGTGATGCTATCATCGGTTTAGGTAATGAATGAATACAAGAGATATATTAGAATATTACATTGTTTGTTTATGCATTTGCCTAGCGTTTGGCATATTATTCGGCTGTGCCCAGAATCCAACTCCGCCTAATGTTGCAATCGGATTCAGCGATGCGCTAGAACATGCTAATTTTCATCCATTAATGACTGGTGCTGATTTTCAAGTCGATATGCAAGGACATAACTATACTCAGAATGGGCAGAATCTAAACTATGATCAAATGAGAAATTTATTCTTTTACATCTCACCTTGGGATTATGTTTTGATAAAGAACTTCATTTTGCAATATTGTCATGACAGACCTGATATTTGTACTTACTCACAAGTACAAGTTTTTTTTTCAAATCTAGATAGTCACTTGCGTAATCCGTAAGCTTGAGCTAGTAACCAAGCAACCTTCTCCAAGCCCATAACCAGAATACAATCTGACCAAATGTCAGTAGCATGGTTATTACGATAGGTGCTAGGAGTGAGTAGTATCGACATTGTTTATTCATAACAGTCCGTACTCCTACGACTACCGCTTTTCTTCACAGAAAACTCCGCAGTCTATGTTAAATTCTTTTAAATCTTGGCCCTTATCGTTTAGGTCTAATTCGTCTAGGAAAATTCGCTGGCCTTTGACTCGGACCAACCGCGCTCCAATGCGACGAGATTGCTCCGCTCTTAATGCAAAAACCCCAGGATGCTTTTCCCTAACGAGATTCCAATAAGTCGGGCTTGTGGCTTTCACACATCCGATGCAATTCGCATTTGGATAGCCCATCTTGTAAACCCTTGGCACTTCAATACCAGCCTTTAAAATTATGTCAAAACAGTCCTGCTTAGTTAAATTTTCTTCAATTAAAACAGGCAAGACGTTTGATCTTTCAGATTCGACAAATCTTTGATGTCTTTTAACTTCATCGGCAGTAAAGCCTAAAACGTGCATATCTATTTTAGTATCACAATGTTTTTCATACCACTGGCGAGCTTTTTTCTTTAGCTCAATAGTACATGGAGCGCCCTTTGGGCCTGACATAAATTTTCGCTTATTCCAAACCTCAACAGCAGAGGCACTTGTGAAATCTGGGTTGGTTATTATTTTAATTGGTATTTCAATCCATTTTTCTATGTCCTTCAAAAATCTTAAATTGTCCTGATCTTCTTCTATTACTGGATTGTAAATCACAGAAACCGTATGGCCGTTTTTATAATATCGCTCAACTGTTTTCTTTGCTGCTACTGCACTGGCGACACCACAGCTAAACCATACGGCGATATTCATAACAGTCCGTTCGCTTTCATTAGCACAAGTGCCAGCGCAAGCCAAGCTCCTGCCTGATAATAGCCTCTCAAGGGGCACTACCTTCACGACTGCCATCAGCGAATTTTGGCTCTCGCTTTTCTATTATACTGAGAAAAATTTCCATCCCATTAAACATTCCCATAAAATATTCGTCCATTGACTCAGTAGAAGCTAAGTGTTGCTGCTGAATATCTTTTAGATTTTGAAGCAATTTATGAAACTCTAGCTCAGTCATATTTTCCCCTTTAAAATAAACATTCCAATATGGCGACCAATACCTGGACCACTGGATCCGTCTTCTGTCGCGCACCATTTAACATCCTTCAAATTTCTAACCTCTGCGCCATTTTATAATAACATCAAAAGCCATTTGTCAACAGGATAAACCAGGACAACATTTTTGCCTTTGGCCTGTTCTGCAATGGCCTTGCGAACCCATGCCGTCGGTCCCTTTTTCTTTCCTTCATGCATGATGGATCCAAACGGAGGATTGACCCAGTTTGATCGGCCCCAATCATCTTTCAGTCCATCAAACGAATCAGGCCTTGGGAAAGGGCATGGATCAAAGTCAAAATTGAACTCAAGCTGCAGGGCCTCCATAAGCTCAGGCGGCGTAAGCCAATAGTGCTTTCCATCCTTATTCCCAGTTTCAAAGCTCATTTGGTAGTCTCGTCTGCTAATAAATGAGCCCATCGCCGTCCTGCTACTATCTCAAAAGCATTGCTGCGTCCGATACCGTATTTCTTAGCAAGCTTAGTCGCTGACATGCCTTCTTTATATTCCTTACGAATAGCGGCACCCATTTCGTCGATTGCCGGACTTCTTTTTTTACTTCCATGCCAATCGCAAGAGTTATCCGAGCCGTCCTTGCAGGGATCTTTATGCCAAATTGTGATGAAAGACTCTCTATAAGAACCCAGAGATGTCTTTCTCTTCCAAGGATATTTTATTTCTAAGGCAACGGTTAATGGATCATGCATCATTCCCCCTTGGCCGTCTGATTAGGACTAATGTTATTCGTTTTATCCCGACCGAGCAGCGTGTTGATTGATTTAAGAGTTTTAAGAATGTCTTGATACATTTGATATTCTGGCTCGTATTCTTTAATATGCTGATAACCAGATTCAAACATAAAATCATGTGCAGTCTGTAGCGATTTAACAGCAACCTCAATCGCCTCGTCTTTAGTTTCGTCTTTAGTTTTCAACTGCGCCCTCAGCTCTGCAACTTCTGCGTTATGAGCGTTCCAGCCGTAAATGAAATGTTGTTCTACGCTTGGATATAGTCCATTTTTATAACAGTGCTCTGCATATGTTTCAGCAGCGGAATCACGTTTGGCGTTGGTCATTTTACAGCCTCATAAGTCATTTCAACTCTCTTTTGATGGACAACTTCAATGGCCTTCATTCATTCCCCTTGGCCGTCTGATTAGGACTATTTTTGCGCTCTACAGTAACAATTGTATCGTTGTGGGCGGCACCATGAGAAACGAGAAGAATTTCTTCGATTTCAAATCCCCTAGATTTTCCAAGTCCATTGCTATTCCACCCGAAAGAAATGCATAGACCTCCTGGTTGAATTATCAATGAGGCCCTGTTCTTTTCTTCTGTCCACTGATTTTGAGTATCCTCCTTGGAGACGGCCAACCCGATACTTTTATAACATTCGCTTATTTGTCTTGGCGAATAAGGAGGATCAAATAGAACCCCGCGCATAGAAGAATATGGGAAATTTCTTAACGTCTCAATAGCTGAAAAGCCTGTGCTTAAATCTTGGGATGTTTCTGCAATACTTGAACTTCCACAGAATGGATCTATCCAACCTATGCCAACCTCATATCTTGCAAGAAGTTCTTTTATTGGCGTTATTTTAAATGTCCATCTATTTGGCATGGCCCAAACGCGCTCTATCCTCATTCTTCACCTCTGGTGGTCTGATTAGGAGTGCATTTTACAGGCTTTAACTTAACTTCAGCGCCGCATTGGGCGCATGTGCCTTCCCATGGTTGATGCTTTCCGTAGACAGTGCGCACTTTATCTTCGGGATGTTCACATTTATTTTCCATTGTTAGTCCTTTGATGACGACGAATTTTATCTTTAATCGAATAATCAGTGTCCAAAACACTCTTTTAAACCAAGGATCAAGTCTGGCATTTACCTCAGTGATTGTTTTTTCATCCCATGGATTGTGCTGGCAAGGATAGTGCCAACAATCGCAAGCTCTAAAATAACTCATTTTCCTGCCGTCCTTTGATGACGAACATCGCTCTTATCCGTTTTCCTAGATCCACACCAGTTGAACCACTGCCCATGGTTGAAATTTCATTTGCTCTCCTTTGATAACTATCCTTCATTGCGTCCAACGCTAGCTTCGCTATGACCATGACCGTGACCCTGACCATGACCCTGACCCTGACCCTGACCATGACCGTGACCCTGACCGTGACCCTGACTCTGACCCTGACCATGACCGTGACCCTGACTCTGACCATGACCGTGACCCTGACTCTGACCATGACCATGGCCCTGACAACAATGATCTATTTCTGTAACTTTTAGGACTATACATTGCGGCCTCCAACGCTAGCTTCGCTCTTAGCTCTTACTTTTTCCGAATGATTCGATCATTCCGCGTTGGACATACCATTCTTTAGAATTCAATTTTTGAATATCAGCATAGTTTTTATCTGACCAAGATCCAACGCCATAAACAATAGCAGCATCATCTAGTTTAACAAATGTGTCATTAACTCCGATGATTACACCTTCGTAGAAGTAACCAGCGCACATTATTAAAACTCTTTCTCCTAGTAAAGATTCTAAGCCTTCACCTTGTATTTCAGTAACCGAAACTATCTTTTTCATTTCTCATCCTTCCTGTTAGTCTGATCGTCTGGAGTGCTATCGGACTCTCTTAGCTCATCCCACTTACAAAACCAGTAGTGAGTGCATTCTTCAAGATATTCTGAAAGCCAACTTACGACGCAATAAATGCCCCAATATAATTTAAGTCTCATTTTTATAAACTATCCTTTAGTGCTACAAACACAAACACAATTAAAAGTACTGCATAAACAACATCCATGATAAGTAGCTTTCGTTCTTTGAAGGTTAGGCTGTAGTAGTAATTAAGGGGATTCATATATTTACCTCAATCATGCTCATTGCATATCACTTTCTGAAACTTTAGTTATCTGAATTTTGTATTTAATGTTTTCATCTTCACCACAATAGATAGTAGCACCAGTGGAGTTTTCATCTTCTTCAAGAAGTTTTATTATCTCACGAACTTGCCTTGAAGCTGATTCATCTATAGTCTTAGATTCTTCATCTACATTAAATTCAAAATCTCTTATATCATTCATGCGCATCCTCCTTCTAAGACCCCGCTACTGTTGTTAACAAAAATCAACCTAAAGGCATCATTGCGTCCAACGCAAGCTTCGCTTATACAGCAGCGGGGATTGCGTCCAACGCAAGCTTCGCTAATCATTTCAGCTTCCCTATCAATACCATTACTGGATTATCAGCATAATTAAAACTATATTCTGGAAACAATCTAAACGCTTCAGCAATGAACTCATTCGGAGTGTAAGCTCTTAAGTGATGAATTCCTTCTTTGTCCCAGTTAGGTGTTCCACTTTCAAATGTATATTTAGGAGTTGATAATAAAACATATTCTGGCAACACCTTACACTTGCGATCAAAGGCGTATCTAATCTCATCTACATTGCTTAGATGCTCGATAATCTCGTAAGCCACGAATATACTAGTGTTGGACGCATAGCCTTCACAGCTTGCTATATAATCATCGACATAGTGTTTAAGTAATATTTCTTTAGCTGATGCTTTCGCTTCGCTGTTTAAAGTTAAGCATTCATAAGTGAAGTTAAGCTTTGCTATGCAAAGACCAATAGCGAAAGTAAAATCACCAGGTCCCATGTCGACAATGTGTGGAACTATGTTATTATCATTGAATTCTTTAACTGTATTTCTTAAGCATACACCTCGCATAGTGGTATTAAGGAATTCATGAGACCATTCATTAGACTTTGGCAGCTCTCTAGAATCATGTAGAAGATCATAGGCAAGAGTGATGTTACAATTAATTTTTGCTATGAGTTTTTTAATCGATTCTGGCTTATTATCTCTATAGTAGGCTGGTAAGTTATTAAGAAGTGCTAGAGCACGTTCTGTCTCATCGGCTTCCACTAATTGTTTCGCAGCATCTAAAAAAACATCTTCATTGAATCTAATCATTTCAATCTCAATTCAAAGTATTGAACCGGAGGTTTTCGATACATTTCTAAATTAATACCGATAAGATCGGGGATTTTAGCATACTCAATAGCTCCTTTTCGTTCAATCCATGAAGCGGTGACTCTGCCCCAGGCTAGGCTTTTATCTTTTGGTGTTATTGATTTAAGGATTTCTTTTTCAGCATCGGCTATTTCCTGTAGTGCTTTGATTTGCAGAGTTACATCTTCATAATATTTAAGGTGTGCTACAATATCATCACTTATTGGTTCACTAGGCGGTATACGAGTGACAACGCAGTTATGGAACCAAAGGGCTGTTTTAAGTAAAGTAGCTTGATGATCTTTATCTGCTTTTACTTCGACAGAATGGAACATGATACCCTTCTCATCTCTTTTACCATTAGTAGCAACATAGATTAGATTTTCACAACCTGTTACGAATAACTGCCATTGAAGTTGATCAAGGTGATGTTTTGGTATGATGTCATTGCATATTAAATCAAAGTTTTCACGACCAACATACTTTATTTCAAGCACTAAGTTATCGTTTGGATTTATTGCTTCCATATATCCATCCAGCGAAGCTTTTGCCCATGGGTATTGATTATGAGATACGCATAGAGGCTCGAATGTTTC